GGGGGGTTCTATTATAGGTAGATCCTTTACTCAGGAAGGCGATATGAATCCAGGCAAAGTACCTATACAAGAAGTGCCTACTGGAAGCGGTGGTCAAAAATTGCAAACGTTAATATCTACTTACAATTATTATTTACAAATGATAAGGGATGTAACTGGATTAAATGAAGCAAGAGATGGTAGTATGCCAGATGCTAGAGCTTTAGTAGGCATTCAAAAAATGGCGGCAGCCAATAGTAATACTGCTACAAGACATATATTAGATTCTGGATTATTTTTGAAAAGGGAAACAGCTGAGTGTTTATCGCTTAGGATATCTGATATACTAGAATATCACCCAGCTAAAGAAGCTTTTATACAAAAGATAGGAGGATTTAATGTAGCTATTTTAGATGAATTAAAAGATCTTCATTTACATGATTTTGGTATTTACTTAGAATTAACACCAGATGAAGAAGAGAAGCAGCTATTAGAAAACAATATTCAGGTTGCTTTGCAAGCGGGATTAATTGAATTGTCAGATGCAATAGATATTAGAGAAGTTAAAAATTTAAAATTAGCTAATGCTTTATTGAAAGTAAGACAAAAGAAAACAAGAGAAAGAAAACAACAAGAGCAACAAGCAAATATTCAGGCTCAAGCCGATGCGAATGCGCAAGCACAACAAGTAGCTGCACAAGCTGAGGTACAAAAAGATCAAGCTTTATTTCAAACAAAAGCCCAATTAGAACAACTTAAAGGACAACTTGAAAACCAAAGAATAGGTGTAGAAGTTAATGCTAAAAAAGAATTAATGGCTTTGGAGTTTCAATACAACATGCAATTAAAAGGTATGGAAGTAGAAAAAAACCAATTAAGAGAAAAAGAAATAGAAGATCGAAAAGACGAAAGAACTAGAATACAAGGAACTCAGCAATCAGAAATGATAACGCAGAGAAAAAATGATTCCCCTCCAACGAATTTCGAATCCGGTGGAAACGATATAATCGGCGGTGGGTTTGGCTTAGGAGCATTCGAACCTAGGTAATAATAAAAGAGTACACTAATTTTATAATATTTTATCATGGAAACAACAAAACAAGAAGGTAGTTTTAAAATAAAAAAGACTATCAAACAAAAACAAAAAGAAGCTGAAGCAGCGAAGGGTGCTCCAGTGGAAGTTAAAGAACAAACAGGGCCAGCAACTTTAGCAGATGATGGTACAATAAAAGTTGATTTAAGTAAAAAACCAGAAGAAAATGCCGATACAAAGCAAGAAGCAGCAGACGTGGTTACAGATAAACAACCCGAGCCTGTACAAAAAGTGGAAGAAGAAGTACCACAACAACCAGAGCCCGTTCAAACTGAGCAACCCGTTGCAGAAGAATCTATATTAGAGGAAGTAACCGAAGAGGATATTAAAGAAATTGCGCAAGAGGTTAAAGAGGATGTAGTAGAAGCTATAGAAGAGGCTAAAGAAACTGGTAAACCATTACCTGACAACATTCAAAAGGTAGTAAACTTTATTGAAGAAACAGGTGGTAGTCTAGAAGACTATGTTAAATTAAACACTGATTACGATTCGTTGAATGAAAATCAGTTATTATCAGAATACTATCAAACATCGAAACCTCATTTAGATAGAGAAGAAATTGATTTCCTTATGGAAGACAAATTTGCTTTTAATGAGGAAGACGATGATGAGAGAGATATAAGAAAAAAGAAAATTGCAAGAAAAGAAGAACTTGCAGATGCAAAAAAATATTTAGATAATTTAAAATCTCAATATTACGCAGAAATAAAAGGTGGTAGTAATTTATTACCTGAACAGAAAAAAGCGGTAGATTTTTTTAATCGCTATACAAAAGAAAATGAAGAAGCTGTTAAGGCAAGTGATAAGCAGGCTAAAACATTCTTAAATAAAACGGATCAAGTTTTCAATGACAATTTCAAAGGTTTTGATTATAATGTCGGAGACAAGAAATACCGTTTTAAAGTGAAGGATGCTAATAAAGTCAAAGACAACCAAAGCGACATTAATAATTTTATTAAGAAGTTCTTAAATGAAGATAATACAATGTCAGATGCTAAAGGTTATCACAAAAGCTTATTTACTGCTATGAATGCAGATAACGTAGCACAACATTTTTATGAGCAAGGCAAAGCTGATGCTCTTAAAGATAGTATATCCAAAAGCAAAAACGTTAAAATGGGGGCGAGAAGTGTCCATGAAGATGTTAAATCGCCAGCTGGGTGGAGTGTTAAATCTGTAGATTCAGGAGCAGCTGATTCGAAATTACGAATTAAAACTTTTAAACACACTAAATAATTTATTATTATGGCAGCACCAGGATTTGCGCAAGCGCCAGCTACATTAGCTAACCTTGCACACTTAACTCCAAGACCCGTAAAAGGATTGTTCGGCGACAATTATTTGTCAATGGCTGACTTGGATTTTACACAACAATTTTTACCCGAAGTTTATGAGAAAGAAGTAGAGAGATACGGTAACCGTACTATCACTGGTTTCTTAAGAATGGTTGGAGCAGAGATGCCTATGGCATCAGACCGAGTAGTTTGGTCAGAACAAGGAAGACTACATATTGCATACGATAACGTTTCATCTAACGACCCAGCAGCAGGAGCAGCTCAAATAATTAGTTTGCCTTCTCCACAGCCAGCAGGATCAGCACAAGCAGGACAAGCACCACTTTTAGGAGCAGGTCAAACTATTGTTATATCTGGAGGTTCAGGAAATGTAAACGGTAACGTTGTAAACAAAGCATATATTAAATCAGTAGACGGTATCGCAGGTGGACTGCAATCTTATACTATTGAAGTATATGACACTGACGACAAACAGTTAGATCCATTATTAAAGGATATGACCGGAGCGGCAGGGGCTAACCCACTGGGTAGCTTATTTGTATTTGGATCTGAATACCAAAAAGGATCACCAGAAGGTGGAGTATCAGTAGATGCTTCTTTCACGACTTTTAATAACAAGCCAATCATCCTTAGAGATAAGTATGAAGTAAACGGTTCTGACGTAGCTCAGATCGGTTGGGTTGAAGTTACTACAGAGATCGGAACAGGTGGATACTTATGGTACCTAAAATCTGAGCACGAATCTAGAATTAGATTTGAAGATTACTTAGAAATGAGTATGGTAGAAGCAACTGAATCTGCAGCTGAAAGAGGCGTAGCAGGAGCAGCACAGATGACGAATGCCGCTGGTAACAACATTACTGGTATGCAAGGTTTATTCGCTACATTAGAAGAAAGAGGTTTAGTATTTAACGATCCTGACTTTGATTCTACAGTAGCTGGACAAACTGGTATAGAGCAATTTGATTCTATTCTACAAGAACTAGACAAGCAGGGAGCTATTGAAGAAAACATGTTATTCTTAGACAGAGGTACATCTCTATCTATTGACAATATGCTAGCTCAGCAAAATTCTTACGGAGCAGGTGGTACATCTTACGGTGTATTCGAAAACTCAGAAGAAATGGCGTTGAACTTAGGATTCTCTGGTTTCAGAAGAGGGGCTTATGACTTTTACAAAACTGACTGGAAATATTTGAATGACTCTACAACTAGAGGGCTTATTTCAGATATTAAAGGTGTGTTAGTACCAGCAGGAACTTCTACAGTTTACGATCAACAATTAGGTCAGAATATTTCAAGACCATTCCTACACATCAGATACAGAGCTTCTGAAGCTGATGACAGAAGAATGAAATCTTGGATCACTGGATCTGTTGGTGGTAACTATACAAGTAACGCGGATACAATGACTGTTAACTTCTTATCGGAGAGAACAATGTGTACGCAAGCTGCTAACAATTTTGTATTGTTAAAAGCAACAGCTTAGTATTTTTATTGTAATGATTACCCTCGTTGAATTGACGGGGGTGGTTATTACTTTTTTATCAATTATTTAATTATATTATATCATGGCGAAAGCAAAAAAAGAAGGAGTCAAAACGACACCTGACGGATGGGAAATCCGAAGTAGATTATATGAATTAACTAGAGGAAAAGCTCCTTTAGTATTTACAGTCCCAACAGCTCACTCTAAAAGAAAATCATTATTATGGTTTGATGAAGATAAAGGCTATAACAGGGAATTAAGATATGCTACAAATCAAAGATCGGTATTTGTAGACGAACAAGATGGCCACGCAACTATGGGTCGTATTGTATTTAGAAATGGAACTTTAACTGTTCCAGAACATGAAGTTACTTTGCAAAAGTTTTTATCATTATATCATCCTTATTTAAAGTCAAAAATTTATGAGGAATATAAACCAAAACAAATAGCCAGTAATCATGTTGCTTATATTGAATTAGAACTTGAAGCTTTAAATTTAGCTCAAAGTTTAGATGCTAATGAGCTAGAAGCTATACTAAGAACAGAACAAGGAAAAGAAGTAACAACATTATCTTCATCTGAATTAAAAAGAGATGGGCTAATATTTGCTAGAAGAAATCCTAATTTGTTTTTACAATTAGCTAGTGATGAAAACACTCACTTAAGAAGCTTTGGAGCAAAAGCAGTTGAAAATAAAATATTACATCTTTCAGCAGATCAAAGAACGTTTACGTACGGAGAGGATAAAAGAAAAGTAATGACTGTTCCTTTTGATGAGCATCCATATACAGCATTAGCTGCATTCCTTAAAACGGATGATGGTATGGAAGTTTACAAAGCAATTGAAAAAAGACTTAAATAAGTCACCTTATAGTAATAGGCTACTGTATTGGTGGCCTATTATTATAATAACAAAATATAAATTATGGCTGTAAGCGTAGATACTGTTTATCAAAGAGTATTAGCAATACTTAATAAAGAACAACGAGGATATGTTACACCTCAGGAATTTAATCTGTTTGCTAATCAAGCGCAATTAGATATATTCGAACAATACTTTTATGATATTAATCAATTTGGAAGATTGCCAGGTAACGATACGGAATTTTCTGACATGCTTAACATACTTAATGAAAAAATAAATATATTTGAGGCTAATGCAGCAATGACATATGATGCCCAAAACTATTGGCAAACCCCAGCTAATTTATACAGATTGGGTACAATAGTATACAAAAACACAACCAATGGATTTACTTTAAATCCTTCCGCTGTAACTAATATAGAAACCTTTATAGAAGCAGAGCGAATTAACTTCAATGAATTTTTGTATATAAATCAATCGGAATATACTAAGCCCAAAAACACTAGGCCCATCTTTGTTGCTAGCGATGCTGGTTATAAAGTCTATGGAGATACCGAGTTAACTACAGATGTAACGTGTAATTATATAAAAGAACCCTCTAAGGTTGCTTGGGGATATCAAATGGTATTCGGAGAAGCTTTATATGATTCAACAACAGCAGTAGATTTTGAGCTACACGAATCTGAAGAAACTGAATTAGTTACTAAAATATTAGCATTTGCAGGTCTATCTATTAAAGACATAGGTATGTATCAAATAGCAAATCAAATGGAGCAACAAACCGTACAACAAGAAAAATCATAATACATGGGATTAATAAATCAAACACAGGAAGAATACTACTTAGGCCCAGATGGTATATGGAACAGTAATGATGAAAATTACGGTGATTATCAATTTGTAAGTATTCAAGACATAATAAATAATTTTGTTATTATGTATGTTGGGGCTGACAAACTTATATCTAAAGTTAAAAGAACTGATATTGCATATTGGGCACAGCAAGCTATACAAGAATTTAGCTTTGATGTTTTGCCACAAGATAAATCTATTGAGGTAGAAGTGCCTCCTGGATTATATACTATATTGCCGCAGGATTATGTTAATTACACAAAGTTATCATGGACAGATGAACGAGGTATTGAAAGGATAGTATATAGAACAGATTTATCAAGCAACCCAACACCATATATACAAGACAGCGAATACGACTATACATTTGACAATTCCGGTGATATACCTTTAGCAAACGAATCTACAACTTTAGGAAGATGGAATGCTAATAGCAGATCGCCTATGCTTGGAGCTACAGGTAATTGGAATTCTTTTATTGAAAATCCAGACTTAATGGCTTTATATGCTTATGGCGGAAGATATGGTATTCAACCAGAATTAGCACAAGCTAATGGAACATTTTATATAGATCATACAAAAGGAATGATTAGATGGAGTTCTAACTTAAGAGGTAGACTAGTTGTTGTAAAATATATAAGTGATGGCTTAGGAGAAGAAGGAGAAATGAATGTTCATAAATTTGCATACGATGCAATTATGAAATTTATTGCATATTCTATTTTGTCTACTAGAGCTAATACTCAAGAGTATCTAGTGGCTAGATTTAAAAAAGATATGTTTGCCGCTAAAAGAAATGCTAAAATTAGATTATCAGAGCTTAAAAATGATTTGATAGTCCAAGTAATGAGAAACCAATCCAAGTGGATTAAAAGCTAATTATATATGCCAGAGCTGAATCATAATTTTACCAGTGGAAAAATGAACAAAGACCTTGATGAAAGGTTGGTTCCCAATGGTGAATATAGAGATGCTTTAAATTTAGAAGTTGCTTCTTCTGACGATTCACAAGTAGGAGCATTTCAAAATATAAAAGGAAACATTGAAAAAGCATTCGCTAGTTTTAATCCTAGTACGAAGCAAAGAACCGTATGGGATCCTAATGTTTATTTAGATGAATTAACTAATGTTATTTGTATTGGGTCTATAACAGATTCTAATACCAATAAAATATACTGGTTTATTAATTCAACAGAGGCTGATATAATAGCTTCTTACGATTCGATTACACAAGTAACTTTTCCATTAATAGTAGACAAACAAAATGTTTTTAATTTTAATTCAAAGTATTTAATTACTGGAGTTAATATTATTGAAGGTATGTTAATGTGGACTGACAATCTTAACGAGCCAAAAAAAATATACATACCAGATTGGGAGCAATCAACTACAAACTTCATTACTCATTCACAAATTTACGGTAGAGATTTTATAGAATCAGACGTTACTACAATTAAAAAATATCCTCTACAACCTCCAACAATTCAAGCATACACGACTTCAGAGTTAGATTTAAATGGTGACCCTGCTGAAACAGATACTCAAACATTGTATTCTTTTGTTGAGCAGATACCAGGGGCTCCAGCTGGAACTTTTGCACCTATGAACCCAGAAAGCGGTCCGCAAACTTTAACTTGGATAGGTAATAACTTACCTTTTTATAGAGTTGGGCAAATACTTTTAATTACTGATTCAAGTAATGACCCTCTAGATACAGATGCGGTTATAAGAGTTAGTATAGATAGTGTTATTGGGACTGGCTCAGCAAATCAAGCGGGAGCTGTTGTAACTATATTATCTATAGGCGCGAACGGAACAGGCGCGATTAATTTAGATCTTTTATTATTTGACGTAGCTTTAGAACAAGAATCTCCATTTTTTGAATTTAGATTTGCAAGATTTGGATATAGATATAAGTATAAAAACAATGAAGTATCTGCTTATTCAGCATTTAGTAATCCTGCTTTTATACCAGGTGCTTTTGATTATCAGCCTAAACAAGGCTATAATCTTGGTATGGTTAATAATATAAGACAACTAGAAATATCTAATTTTATACCAGCTGATATTCCACCTGATGTTGTGTCTGTAGATATATTATACAAAGCTACTAATAATGGTAATGTATATATTGTGGACACGTTTAAGCCGACTGATTCGGAATGGAATTTAAATACTTTTAATATACAATCAGAAATAATTACTTCTGTAGTGGCTAGTAATCAATTATTAAGACCTTATGACAATGTCCCACGATGGGCTAAAGCTCAAGAGGTAACAGCTAATAGATTAATATACGCAAATTACACACAAAACTTTAACATGTTAAATGCTCAATCCGAGCCTTTACAAGTTAATATAGATGTAGGAGAAATAGCTCAAACTATACTTTCTGAAAACTCTGAAGGGGAAATAGTTGGGGTTGGATTTGATGGCAAAGCTGTTTTTACTTCTGTAAAATCTCTTAGAACTTATCAAATTGGAGTTGCTTATCAGGACCAATACGGAAGAACAACACCTGTTTTTACTGGTAAAGAAGCTTCAGTAGTTATTGATAAAAGCGAAGCACAATTTTCAAATAGTCTATTCGCACAAATACAAAGTCCAATACCTTTCTTTGATCAAAATAAACAATTTTCAACGTTTAAATATTATGTAAAAGAAACTAGCCAGGAATATTATAATTTAGCTTTAGATCGTTTTTACAATGCTGAGGACGGTAATATATGGCTTTCGTTTCCATCATCCGAAAGAAACAAAGTTGATGAAGAAACATTTATTATTCTTAAAAAAGAGCATGACAACAGCGATCCTGTTACAGAAGAAGCTAGATACAAAATTATAGCTATTGAAAATGAAGCACCACAATATTTAAAAGAAGTAAAATTATCAAAGGGGCAAGCTGATGGAGACTGGCCAAATATCGGAGGTTTTCCAATAGAGGGAACTAATGAAATATGGTTTGATGATGAAGGCGAATTTGATGAAATATTTGGCGATAACACTAGAAGTACATCTGGTCAAGTAATGAGAGTTATTGCGGGGGGATCAAGAAGTAATTACTATAAAATATCTACGTTTGCAAAAATAACAGCTGGTAATCTAGTTAGAATTGTATCAGCGGAAACTTTTGGGCCGGATATGAATTTTACATCGACAGAACCTTATGGATATGCCAATAAAGTTGCGGGATTAAAATTAGAAATTGCAGATGTAGAAACAGAAAATAAAGCAGAATTTACAGGTAGATTTTTTGTTAAAGTAAATCAAGATACTTTATTAGAAGAAAAAATATTAGCGTCTAATCAATCAGCATCTTATGTGCGAAAAGCATTAGGATATTGTTATTATTTGGATGGCGGATTTAGCAGCACTGGTTTTTGGAGAAACACTTGGCCTCGATTAGATGCTCAAGGTAGTGGTGAAAGATTATTTATATCCTCAATAACAACTGATTGCGGAAATGCAAATGGAGCCGATGGTACTGCTCAAGCTGGAAAAATATTTATTGGTTACGCAACTGGGTATGGAGCGGGGAGAAGTCAAGGTATTAAAGACTCTAATCCCGCATTATTAGAGCAATTAAATGACTCAGGCACACTATTTAGATTTATTGACGCAGGTAATGGAAAAACAGATCCTGATGGAACTGTATACCGAGTTACTAATTCTCGAGAAAATAAAGCCACTACTTATGATTGTACCGACAATACTGGCTTGTTCAACCCTGCGGCAATTTGGGATCGATGGGAAGATTACTATAATCAATATACTTATTGGGAATTAGATATAGTACCTATTGAACAAGGCCTTTTTGGTTTGCAATGGGATCCAATTACAGATACTGGTAAAATTGATGAGTGGAACGGCAACAATCCTTCTAATAGTAATGCTTTTATTGGTTTGGAATTTATTAGTTTAGCTGGAGATGATGATAGTTTTAGTTCAAACAATCCTGCTATATTTGAAACAGAACCAAAGGAGGCAACTGAATTAGACATATACTATGAAGTACCGGGTAATTATACCATGGCAGAACACGGTGTACAACATACGTTAGATTGGTTTAATTGTTATTCGTTTGGAAATGGAGTTGAGTCTGACAGAATTAGAGATGATTTCAATGCGCCTACAATTGACAATGGTGTTAAAGCTAGTGCCGTTTTAGACGAACCTTATGAGCAAGAAACAAGAGGTGGGGGTTTAATATTTTCACAAATATTTAATTCTATATCAGGTCTTAATGGATTTAATCAATTTATACAAGCAGAGAGCATAACAAAAGATGTAAATCCTGAATATGGCTCAATACAAAAACTCTTCGCTAGAGACACCGATTTGGTGACCTTATGCGAGAATAAGTCAATGAAAATATTAGCCAAGAAAGATGCTCTATTCAATGCTGACGGCTCTTCTAACGTTACATCTAACAAGGCTGTATTAGGTCAAACTATAACTTACAAAGGTGAATATGGAATTTCAAAAAATCCAGAGTCTTTTGCTGAGTATGGATTTAGAATGTATTTTACTGATGCAAATAGGGGTACGGTATTAAGACTATCAGCCGATGGATTAACTCCTATATCTGATTATGGAATGCACGCTTTTTTCCAAGACAATTTACCTATCAATTCAAAAATAATTGGAAGCTGGGATGCTGACAGAAGAGATTATAATGTAACTTTAAATTCTTTAACACCTTATTGGCAACAAACTTTAGGTGCTGGTAAAACAGATAGATTAAATCCAGCTACGGATTGTGATGCTTTTGTAAATGAATATCCTACAATCTCAACTACTATATCATTTAAAGATGACGTAAACGGTTGGACAAGTAGAAAAACATATATACCAGAGTCTGGACAATTTTTAAATAATAAATATTATACATTTAAGATAGGTAAAATTTGGGAACACAATTCAAATCCATTAAGAAATACGTTTTATAATGTAGGACCGTCTGATGTTAACCTAGGGGTTTATTACGAAAGTTCGTTTGCTGTTATTTTTAATGACATGCCTAGTGTGGTAAAAGAATTCCATACTGTTAATTACGCTGGTACTGATTCTAAAGAATATATATATAAAATTGGAGCAAGCACACAAACATATTCATTAGCTCAAATTCAAGCGCAACAATTAGTACCTACATCGTTTTCAACAACAAAAGGATGGTATACTAATTCGCTTGTAACTAATTTGCAAGAAGGAGAAGTAAAAGAATTTATAAACAAAGAAGGTAAAAAGTTTAATTATATAAAAGGTTTAGCAACATTTTTTGTAGACAATTGTGATACTAATGTTAATTCAGAAGAATTTAATGTTCAAGGAATAGGTAGAGCTAAGACAATCACTGGAGATACTGAAGTAACTAAATTTGATGTAATAACTTCCTTAGACCCAAACTGCTTTACATTAAAAGATCCTCCAATTTTATCTAATCAAAACTTTGAAACTGTTGAAGATACTGTTGGTACTTTCCAACTTGCAGAAAGCAATCCAGCATGCGGATCAGGTTTTGTTTATGAATTAATTTCAGATGCAACAACAGGAGGTGCATTAGTTTTAAATGCTAATGGTAGCTTTACGTTTACTCCTGTATTAAATTACAATGGAAGCGCAGGATCCTTTACAGTAAGATTATGTTGCGATGGATTATGTAGCGATTCCGCTACTGTAAGTTTAAATGTTATACCTGTAGCAGAAGGCCCAATTTTTACAACAGCAGCTCCAACACCAACTGGATTAGGAGAAGGTGATTGTTTTACATATAACCCTATTGGTTTATCTGATCCAGATCATCCAAGCTCAAGTTTAGTTATACAAACTCCAGTGCCAAGTTTACCAAGTTGGATGGCACAACCACAACCATTAAATGACGGTTCAGATAATTGGTATATTGCTAATAGTTGTATTCCTGTAGGAACACCCGCGGCAGCTATTGATTTTACAATGACTGTAATAGATCCCGACGGAAATACTGGAACGCAAAGAATAGAGGGCGACACGGTAGTGGCAGCGTTACTTGATTTGCAATTTGTTATTACGTCTAGGCCTCAGCAAGTTCAAAGATCTTGGATAGATAATTCTGTTAGCCCTGCGGTTACAACGCAATTAGCAGCCACAACTGGCACAACACATAATTGTAATCGTGGAACCTATTTAATTAAAGGAAATACAACAGACATTGGTAGAGCTTATGTAGGTAATAGCGGGGGAATTACTTATAGTTCAAGCGCATTATTTGATACCTTTACCGTGGATGCAAGTGGATTTGCCACTAGCCCTACTGGAGATGTTAATGGAAATACAGTTCCTTCAGCAGTATCTCAAGGGGTCAGCAGTACTCTTTTAACTACCGCGACAGCACCTAATCAGCCTTACATAAATGTAAATGATTCATTTGGCAGTATAGATAGATATAATTTACTTACAATTGATGGAGCAACTGCCCAAAATATAGTAGATAACAGTAGTGGACCTAATCCAGAGGAGGTGTCGTTTGGTATTTTTGCAGATACTTATACGGCAGGCGGTGTTTTACAAACACATTCTGATTCAGTATCATTACAGATTTTTTTAAATGCAGTAGAAATATATAGCGGTGCAGCAGTTAACGCTTCTGCAGTAACTATTAATGTTTTAACAGGAAACATAGTCCCATGATAAGTATAGATAATTTTACAGTAACTGTAGTTAGTTTCCCGGTAATAGCTGGAGTCAATTGGGCAAATGACAATCCAACAGCTTTGCTTTTATTAGTGCCCAATCAAGGATATCAGATTACAGCATCAGACTTTAGTCCTACATTGCCTTTACCTAACAATGTGGCCTCTGTTGTTTTTACTCAGAATGGAACTAATATAGATTGCACAGTTACTTATATTGATCCTAGCATTATGCCATCGCAAGATGTTTTAATAGATATATGTTCACAAGGATTTTCAAGACCTATAGATTCAATTACTATAAATGGTACTATAGATGCTAATGGTATTACAGGATCTGCGACAGTGCCTGTATATACAGAATTACCTTATAGCGGATCTGGCGCTTTTGATGAAACAAATCAAGTAGCTAATGTGGTTATAGCTGCGCAAACGGGATACTTTTTTCCAGTTGCGCCATCAGCAGCACTTACTATAGGGGATGCTTCAGATTATACTATAAGCTATACCAATATTCTCGATGCCAACGGAAATATAATACAAACGAATATACTTGTTAACTACACATATCCCATAGCTAATGTAACCGGCGATGTTATAACACTATTTGCTGACGGCCAAGAAATATACAATCCAAAAATAGAAATTGTAGGATATTCTATAAATCAAACAGCGTTGGGAGCTGGAGCTAGTAGTAGACAAATTAATATTATAGGTGTACAAGGAGCGGCTTGGGATTTAAATGTTTCTAACGAAGCTGGAGTTTCTATTTTCGCATCTGCTGGAGTTATTGATAGTACAGGAGTTGAAACATTTTCTGTATCTTTTCCAGCTTCTGCTGTAAATACATTTTATACATTAGTATTAACAGGTAATTTATCTTCTAGTTTTTGTACAACATTTCCGTATTCTCCCTGCTCTACTGGTCAACCTTCTGTTTGGACGATAGATCAATATGTAGAACAATCAATAGGTTTTGGCTTAACTAGTACATCAGGCGCGGTAACAGTAGGGCCTATAGATGTTAACGCATACACATTTGGTGCAGGACCCGGACTGGTAACATATACTGTAACAGCTACAAGCACTGCAGATTTTATATTCGATCTTCCTATAACAACTTTTAGTTGGCCAATAGAATCACCCCCATACCCGCCAGCTTCGGTTTTACTTATTAATTCTTCTAATACAGTAGTAGATAATGCGGCAACACCTAGTACGTTAACAATTACTGTAGTAGCTCAAATTGATTTTGTTGGAACTCAAAGTTTTAATTCTATAGTAAATTTAGATAATTTTATACAAGAAACTTACCAACCAATAGCTTTAAATTATTCAGTAACGGATGCTGTAACAGCATGTTGCAATCCCACACCCGTTAATGCTTTTATACAAATAGGGGAAACATTTGCGAATGCAGTCGCAATATTAGATTCAACAGGTAATCCCGCTGCGGATGGATTTTACACACAATAAAAAAACAATATGCCAGATTATAGACAACAAACAACAGGAACATTAGGAACAAGCACTGCATGCGCGTCATGCTACACCGCTATACAATTATTCTATTCAAATATAGATGCAAATGATGTATGCTGCGTTCAATCAACAGCTGCTACATATTACTTAGCACCAGGCGTTGCAAATTTTACAGCAGCCACTACTATATATAGTGACGATATAGGAACTGTAGCTAGTGACGGATTTTATAGAGAATAATCATGGCAGGTAATTATAGACAGTTACAATTAGGAACATTAGGAACAAGCACTGCATGTCCAACCTGTGGAACCGGTTCGTATAGAACAGTAGATTGTAGCTCAGGAACAATACGCTTTGTGAGTAAAACAAATGGATGGGATGGATCAAGTGCTAGTCTTTTGGCTTATACTTATGTAACAAACGATGTAGTGTGGGTTAAAGATGGTGCATCAGCAGCAATTTTTTGTGCTGACGTTGTTGGAAGTGTTTCAGACCCCGCAGGTCCTTTTAAGATAGACGAAGCTGCTAATAGTGGAACAGGACCTTACGCTAGTTGCGGAGTTTGTTCAATACCTTAATAAATAATAATATACATGGATTCGATAACTTTAACATTTCCACAACCCTTAAACGTCTCGGTACAAATAGGAGATACAGTATACTATACTAATGATATTAACGGGGATACTATTGTAGAAATTGGAATTGTTACTGCAATAGATATTTCAAGTATAACGGCAAACATATTACCTTCTACAATAAGACCTACCTTAACTAGTTTTATACTATTTAGTAAAACAGCTAATGTAAATACTAATGGTTTAAAAGGTTATTTTGCTGAAATGCAATTTAAAAATGATTCAGAATCGTACGCAGAACTATTCGCAGTGGGTAGTGAAATTGTTGAAAGTAGCAAATAATGCGTAATAATAAACTTATAAAAACACTATAATTATGGCAATACCAATGTTGGGAGCTGTTCAAGGTTTAGCTGGAATTGCTGGCGGCCTTATGGGCGGCGGAAAAAGAAAAAGAGAACAAGCAGAAGCTCAAAGAGAACACGATAGAATGAAAGCTAGAATGGAAGGTGCAGACACTTCTAATCTATATAAAAATCAGGAAAACGTTTACGAAGATCTTACTGTAAATACACAAGCGGCAGATATGCAAAATCAAGCAAATCAAGCGAGCTTGTCAAATACTATGGGCGGCTTACAATCATCAGCCGGAGGTAGTGGAATTGCAGCATTAGCGCAATCATTAGCAGGATCTCAAGCACAAATGAATCAATCTGCATCAGCGGATATCGCTAAGCAGGAAGCTGGTAACCAAGCGGCCGAAAGACAAATGGCTGGAAACTTACAATCACAGGAAATTCAAGGAGATTACGGCGCAAGAGCAGCTGAAAAAGATAAAGTAGATACAATGCTAGGCATGTCTCAACAAAGATTGTCCGCGGCTAATCAAGCTCAAGCAGCTGCAAAATCATCTATAATGGGTGGCGTTACAGGTATGATTGGTTCAGTATTACCTAACATTAGTTCACTAAAAGAAATGGGTGGTGGAGAAAGCGCAGGATTTATTGGTAACATGATGGGCGGCGGTTCATAAAATTTAATACTATGGCAAATAATCAATTAATAAAAGGAGCGGCCGATGTATATGGGAGCCAGGCTGGTGGACTAATGGAGCAAGCTGCTGTTCAGCAAGGTGCTCAACAAGGCATGAGCTTGGCTAGTAAAATATTATTAAAGCAGCAAAACAAAAGAGCAGCAGCTAATCAACATTACCAGCAGCAAGTTAATAGCTATATGGGTAATTTAAAAACTGATGTAGATTTTACTGGCTTTTCTGCAAGCGAAACCGCTACTATGCGTAATTTCTTAATGGCAGAACGTAGTAAGTATACTGAAGCGGCTAAAATGGCTGGTAAGTATTCTGATACAACTGATCCAAATTACTTAATGTATGTAGATCAAATGCAAAATGTAAACAATAGTTTTACAAACTTAGCTAAACAATTGGAAGCTTATAAAACAGGTAAAGCGGAGTATGCTAAAAACCAAATGAACAGCGAGGTTTCTTTAGGTACTGATCCATCTGTAACAAGAGAAAACAATACTATATATGGATTTATAGATAATGATGGAGATGGTGAAAACGATAATAGCCCAGATGATTATATACAAAGTATTTACATAGGACAAGGAGGCTCCTTAAAATTTTCAACAGAAAATGGGGAAGTTGCATACAACAATGTAAAAAGCGTAGATTTTAAAGATTACACACTTGCTAATGAAATTTTAGTAAATAACGAAAACGTTTATAAGAGTGGCCAAAAAATGAATCAAATTGAGGAAGATCAATATGTATTAAATCTGCAACAAAAATTACAGAATCCAAAAGCATTAAAATCTTTAGTATTTGATTTTGGCGCATCAGGGATAAGACTAGAGGGTATAGCTGATCAATGGTCGAATGATGCGGAATCAGGCCCGGTAGATTTAGATATGTATCGAAGCATGGTAATCGAACAACTTGTAACAGCACGAAAAGAAGTCGCTTTAAAAGGATACACAGAAAAACAAAGAAAAAGTAATTCTGGTGGTGGAGCAGCACCTAAAGCTATACAAACATTTAATAGAGATTTTGCTTCATTAGAAGATACAGCTTGGGCATCTAATCCTAATGGTTATGCGGTTCGAACAGCTGGCGGTGGTAAAATTGTTTTTAATAGAAGACCAGGGACGGGTCCAGATGCAAACAAAAGATACTTAACTATAAAAAGAGGTGATGCACAGGAAGTTATAATATTCCCAGATCAAGCTAAAGAGGAATTTGGAATTATATACGAGCCTGTTGATTTTGTGGATGTAAATGAATTTAGTGAAGATTAAAGAATAAAATATAATATTATGCCAAACAAAAAATATAAAGTTGTTATCAATGGCGTTGAAAAAGAATTCAATGTTACCGATAGTAAATACGATGCTTTTATTACAAAATATCCTTCCGCGATTTTAGTGGAGGATTTTCAAATAGATCCTGCAAGTGCGGAGACAAATGCAGGGTCCCAAAACAATACGGTCTCCAATTCGGAAAATTCTTCTTCGGTATTAGCAAGTGAAATTGCAGGTGATGAAGCTATAAATGATCCAGCCTATCCTGTAGAACAACAAGTAGAAGACGCAGAGAAAAAAAGACGAGATAATGAATGGTTTAATTTTGCAGAAGATACAGAAGATTATCTGATTGATAATAAAGAAATTATATCTGACGCTGGGAAGGTTATGGAAAAATTGCCTGGGATGGGTACATCAAATCCTTGGATTTTAGGCAAAGCTTTGTCTTGGCTAGGAAGTTATTTAGATGATGAAGAACAAATAGATGAAGAAAGCGGGTACAATGCTGAGAAATTTCTGCTTAATAATGATTATAATGAAGAAGCTGATTTAGACGATCAAATAGACACTTATAAAACTAGAAAAGATTTAAAAGTAGATGCTACTCAACAAAATAAGTATTACAATCCGAATAACGAAACAACTTTTGTAGGGCAACATTATAGTCTTGAAGGATTGAATGAAGCTTATATAGACTCAAATGACTTTGAAGGTTATATGAGAAGAAAAGGTTTCGATAAACAATATCAAGAAAATATAGACAACGGTCTATATGGTAATAATCCAGATGGCTATAGCATAGCTGAGCTACAAACAGATTTAGATTTTATTCCATGGAAGCCGGATATATTTAGACCTGAAATGTCTGTAGCTCAAGATGATTCAGGGTACTTTAACAATGATGGTTCAGTTATATCTAAAGGCGAACTACAAAGACAAAAAGATTTAAAAAATTGGTACAACGAATATAAAAATAAAGTTGACGAAAGAGGTATAGATAAACAGGCTATTAAATATATAGAAGATAACAAAGAAGAATTTGAAGGTTTAGCTTTAATCGAAGCTAAAAATCTTGCTATAAATACTCTTAATGAAAAAGGGGAGTTGTATGCTTCTCACGATAGTAAAAAAGCTGATGCTTGGGTACAAGAAAATTTACCAGCAGTAGCAGCTGTAGAGAAAGCAAATAAACAAGAGCTAGTTGATTATTACTCTAAAATTAAAGCTAGAACAAAAGCCGTACAAGAAGGTTCGGTTTTAGGCACTCTTGGATTTGATGAAGACGGAATTATTAGAAGCAATTGGGATCCAACAAATAAAGTAATAGCAGATGCTGCTGAGGATTATGGAATTAATATTTTTAATACTATAGTTGGTATACCAGGTGGTGCTTGGCATGGTGTAGAAGATTTAACTTGGTGGGTTGATTCGGCTTTTGAAAGCGACGCTGAAAGTATAATGCAAAGGAGAATGATGGATGAGGATAGATTTAATCCTTCAGAAGTAATGAGCTATACTTATACAGGTGCTGGAAAACAAATTGAATTAGACGGTATTAATTACATAGTTAACGATGATGGTATTTATGATATAACAAATAATTTAAATATTACAGCAGTCGTAAGCCCTGAAGAGGCACAAGCAATAATAGCTAAAGCTGAAGCAGAAGGCGTTGAAACAGATCCATTAGGCGATATGAGTGGTCGTGGATTTGCTAATCAGCTTGGCCCTGTATTAGGAGATTTAACACTTCAAATAGTGGGACCTAAGGGACTTGGGTATATTGTTAAAGGAGTTAAAGGAACGGCAAGAGGACTTTCAGCAGTAGCTAAAGCTAATGGATTTAAAAGCGTTGCTCAATTTAACAAGTATTTAAAATATCAAAAAACTGGTAAATTTGTTGGCGGAAGACAATATACTAAAAATCAAGCCGCATTAACTAAAGCGGTTATTGCTGGTAAGCAAGTTACTTCTCCACTTATTAATTTAATAAAAAAAGTTCCTATAAAAAAAGACTTAGCTAATGTAATTGCATTTCAAGGATTATATGGAGGATCAAATGGTTACAAAAGTGTAATGCAAGCTGGCATAGAACAAGGCTTAAATAATGATGAAATTACTGCATTAGCTACTCAGGCTCAATTTCAAATGAGTGCGCTGTATATGATAACGGGCCCTATAGCTCCAAGATTAAAAGCTTTAAAAGCAATAGACGATTTCTTTTTAGCTAACAATATATTTGGTAATGCTATTAAATATGCTAGATCAGCTTCTCCAAATAATATAGTTAAAGGATTTAATAAATCTTTAAAAGCTGGTATACAAAAATACCTAGGAAGTAATACCGCTGCTACATTATTAGCTATAGCTAAAGAAGGTAGTAAAGAAGTTGTTCAAGAAAACATACAACAATTAGGGGAAATTAAATTAGTCAATCAATCGACTAATACTACATCGGGTAGAGATTTAATGACTACAGATTATGACTTAAAAGACTTTGCTACAACATCTTTATTATCGTTTGCGGCTGGTGGACTTATGGGTGGAGGCGCAAGGTTGTCAAGTAACAGAGGTGTCAATGCACAAAATCAATTTGCGAACTTGTACACTTTGGCTCAGATGGATCCAGATAAAGTTAAAAAGACTTTTCAATCTATGGTAAGTGCTGAAACTATAACTCAGCTAGAAATGGACGAACAAATTGATGCTATAAATAATTTTAATAAAGGCTCAGGAAATTTAGCTGGTTTTTATTATACTAAAGGTATGGCTAATGAAGCTTTGCCGGCAATTGCTCTTAATGCTAAAATTAAAAAATTAGTAGACGCACTTAAAGATGCAACCCCAGGCGCTAAACCCGCTATTAAAGCAGAGCTTGATGAAGCTATTGCGGAACAAGTTAAAAATACTGCTGCTGATAAAATTAAATGGAATAATTTAAAAGATGTTAAAAAAATATCTGGTCAAATAGATCAAGAAATTGATAAGATAAAAAATATAGTAGGTGACAACGTTAAATCTTTTAATACTGGAGAAGAGCTTGTGGCTTATTTAACAGAAAAATTTAAAGGAAATCAAGCTGCTATTGACGAAGCACTACTAGGAATACAAACAAATGGATTTTTTGATGTTGATGGTGAAATTATAATTAATAAAGAAGCGGCTATACTTAATAAAACTGTTAGCACTTCGTCTCATGAATTACTACATGCTATAATTAAATCCAAAGAAGGTACTCCCGAATTTGCCCAAATGATTACAGAATTTAAAGAGATTCTTAAAGGCGAAACAATGGTTAACGGTGATAATGCTTTTGAATTTTTACAAAATAAATTACGTGGTAATTATAAAGCAATAGCAGATGCTCAAGGTATAAGTGTTGATCAATATTTAGAAGAAAATTCTAGCGAATGGTTAACAGGATTATCTGATTTAATTGTTGATGGAGAAATTAAATTTGATGATGCGCCACAATCTTTTTGGAAAAATCTTTTAGATATTGTTGTTAATTTCTTTGGCATTACTAAAGCAGACGGAACAACACAAGAAAGTTTAAACACTGAATTCAAAACAGGTAGACAAGCATTTGATTTTCTTAAAAATTATAACAAAGTATTAGCTGATCCTAACGAAGAGAATAAAAAAATATTACAAAAAGCTGCAAAGAAAGGTATTGCCGCACAAAAGAAAAACAGTGGTAGAACTTTTCAAACAACACAAAAATCTACTGAAAAAGATTTAAATAATATAGATGATATTATTAAAGACCAAGGGCTTGCTGCTTTAAAGACTGCAGCAAATCAAAGAATAATAGGTAACAATATATATTCTATGGCATTTGTTATTGTAAATAACAGATATAACGGTTTAAGTAAATCTAAAAAAGAATCCCTGGCTGCAGAGATGGTTGCTAGACTATATTTGGCACAGGAAAATACTAAATTTGATGGTAGAGGTACTCTATATGGCTTTTTAAACGGTAGGTTAACATTAAGATTAGCTGATGAGGTTAGAGAAAACTATGATAAAATATTTAAAGATAGTGATTATAACCAATTTGATACACTAGAAAATAACCTAAACATTATAGCTGATGATGATATTGAATCAGCAGACACAAGCCAAAGAAATACTAACACTTTAACAACTACAGGAGTAGTTAATACAGAAACAGAGCTTAGTATTGATAAAAAGCTAGTAAGAATAGTTAGAGTTTTAAAAACACCATATGATACTAAAGTATCGTTAAATGTTTCAAAAAAGTTTCCACTAATTGTTGAATTAAAAAAAGAATTTGGTAAAGCTTTAGACATTGATATGAAAAAGCTGATGGGTGGTAAGGCTAATAACAGCTATAAGAATTGGCTGGTAAAAAATAGAATACCATTACTTAAAAATTTAGCAACCGATTATTTAATAAATTCTTATCCAGAAGGTATTCAAAAATCTGTAGGCGGAAAATTTAGCACAGATGGAAAAACTTTTATACCTAACTTTGTAGACTTTAATGTTTGGGAAAATTCAAAAGTTGATAGAGAAAAAACTAGTACAGAAAATAAAGGCTCTACAAGTGGTAATCAAATAATACGTAAACATCCGAACATTGAGAATGTTATTGATGAAGATTTGTTTTTATCTAAACAAATTATTCTTAATAGTGATGGAACTACACAATCTTTAATAAGAGGAAGAAAAGAATCTATAGCTAAAGCAACAGCAGAAGCTTATGGATTTCAAAAGCTTAACGCAGAATTAAATAAAGATAATAGTGAGATTAAAGATGCTTTAATAAATAACCAAGAAAATTTAAATGCTTTAGAGATTGCAAGCAATTTAGTTGTTTTAGAATCTCAAATAGAAAATGGTACCCGTAATTATCAAGCTGGTATGGATTTGCAAGCTTTAATGAAAGAGGGAATAAGCATTGGGCTTTCAACAGCTATTAATGGCGCTTATGGTGATGCTTTCGTAGATTGGTATAGTGATATTACAGCTGAACAAAAAGTTTATTGGGATGAAAATTTTAACAACTTAGTTAACCCTGGCATAAAAGCATTTAAGGATAATATGCGTGTTGCTTTAGATCAAGACGGAGTTAACCCTGATATTAAAAAACAATTTGAAGAATACTTAAAAAACAATACTTCTAAAAATAATGAAGTTGCCATGCAAGAATTAATGGATTTTTCAATTGCGTTAATGAAATCATTAGACATTAAATTGTTTAGTGGTAAGGGTATAACTAGATTTATAGGGGGTATGTTTGGGCAGCATCACAGATACTTAGGTACAACCAAAGGAACTGCAGGTTATGAAATAAATCAATTTATAAAAAACATTGCCAGCCAAGAAGGTATTGTATTTGAAGATAGTATGTTTAGTATAGACATGGCTAGTGTTCAATTTATAAAAGGTAATCAAGGTATACTAAAACAAATATCTAATATCAAAGCTAAAGGCTGGAAATTTGATGAAAAAGGATTACCAGTTGAAACAACAGTAAGAAGCGAAATGAGCCGTGATGCTAAAATAGCGGCGATTGAAAACAAATTAGGAACAAGGATATCTAATATCAGCACAAGTAATTTACAATTACAAAGTTACATGATGCTGAAAGTCACAGAGCTAATAAGTAAAAACCCTGAATTAGCTCCGGGTATGTTTAGATGGTTTGAAATGCAAAGCAATGTTCAAAATCATCCAAGAGGTTTAACTTCTTTAGATGGTACTTATATAAGTAAATTTCCTCAGAATGAATATAGCGATATTAATAATTACGAAGTAAACAAAGAACATCCTTTATATAAAATAGCATTAGCTGAGGTTGATGCAATGACTACGCTAGATGATCAGATAGATAAGATAATAGAAAACAAAGCTAAGCAAAAAAATCCCGAAACAATAAGCAGAGAACAAGCTAAAAATATTATTATAGCTAAGTTGCTTCAAGATAAAGGCGAGCATACTTTTGCGTCTGCTTCTCAAATGGCTGTATTCGCCGAAGCTGCTGTTGAATACTCTTCTATAATTTCAAATAGCGTAGCCGCTGAAACAAATTCTACATTAACAAGTATTAAAGTTAAATTTGATAATTTAGCTGGTATGTTTGGTCAAACAAGTTTGCCTAAAATACTGAGTGATATAATGGATAATAATATCGGAGCAGTAAATCAAAGCAGGCAATTAAGATATTTAAGTTTAGATCAAAACTTTATAGATGAAATTTATAATTTTGAAGGCCCTGGTTTAAATGCAGAAATTGATGCAATGGTGAGTGCTTTAATAGATGGTATTGATATAAAAGATTTTGTTTCAAAACAAGAAATGCAAAAAGCATTAGAGAAAGGGAGAAGAAACTTTCAAGTATCTAAAGGTATTAGTGTATATGATTTTGATGACACGCTGGCTTTTAGTAAAAGCAAAATAATTGTTACAACACCAGATGGAAAAGTTAAAGAAATCACTCCGGCTCAGTTTGCAGCACAAGATGAAACTCTTACAGCTCAAGGTGCTAAGTTTAATTTTGAACAATTCAATCAAGTAGTACAAGGAACAGCTGGGCCATTAGTGC